CGATTTCCAGCATAGCTGCATCTTTGATTGCGTTGATGTTTACGTTTTTCATTTCGTCGCTATGGGCTTGGAGGCCGCGAACCATACGTTTGCGATATGCAGTTAAGCTTTCGCCTTGTAACGGACGGGATGCAGATTTACCGAAAGCAGAGTACACAGAGTCAGCTTTAGCTTGGCAATCAGCATAAGCAGCTTCTTCGTCATCTTTCTTAGCGGCTTCTTCGTCGTCGTCGCTCATGCAATCGTCGTCATCTTTTTTAGCCTCTTCATCGAACTTCATTTCACCAGCAGGCATTTCTACCTTACCGTGGCCTTTAGTCGCTTCAGGGTGGAAAGAGTCTTTACGAGCAGCTTCTTCTTCGTCGTCGTCTTTACGATGCTTCTTCATTTTCATGTCGTCGTCATCTTTTTTCGCTTCTTCTTCCTCTTCCTCGTCGTCATCTTTACGATGCTTAGAGTCGTCGTCTTTCTTTGCTTTTTTATCAGCAGCAGTGACTAACGGTGCAGCAGGAAGGTTTTTTTCCATTTCATCGATGCGGGTAATTGTCTTACCCAACAAGGAGAGAATGGCATCCAATTTATCGCCTTGGGCATCTGCCTTTGGCTCAATCTTATTTTCAGTCATTTTCAGACACCTCATTGTTAGTTAATAAAACGCCAGCGGCATCGCCGCCTTTGTCCCATACTCCTTTTGAACCCCTAGCTTTCGTAACGATTGCTATGTGATCCAGCAGGAACGGCACACCTTCTATCAAGAGTGGCTCGCCATTCTCAGTAGTCAATGTTATGTTGCCAGCAGTTTCATCAAATACAACTGCTGGGGATGTACTGACTTCTTCGCCGGGGATTACCCCACGTACGATTTCATCAATAGCATCTTGATCGTAAATCTTAGCTATACCCCAAACTTCATCGCCTTTAATGTAAGGCAGCATGACAGAGCCTACAGCTCGATTCTTAAATTCTTTGGTAGTAAGCACTTGGGTGTCGGGGTGATCCATAATCACCATTAACCCGTTGCAGCGCTTTAAAAACTCATCGTTTAAATATAAGGATGGGTCACGCCAAACGTGTTCGCCAATGCTTGAACGGAAAGCTAATCCAGTACCCGTAATGCGAATCGCTAACAACGCAATGTTGGCGTACATCTGTGGGCTGGCTAAAAGGCCTTCGCTAATCAATTGAGCGACATCTGTTTCGGTTTTAGCCATTGCGATACGGAACGCATTTTCAATGCCCGGGTGTAGCGGTAAAGGACGATTTGTAGGGCTACACCAATCGTAGCCAGATGACTCGTAGTTTAATTTAACGTCGGCTTTTTCTGCGTTGTGAGCGACATAGTAACGAAATTGCCCATCGTCAAATAAAACTTCTAACTCGCCTTTGTAGTCAATACCCGTTTCTTCTTTGCATTCGCGTCGCGCGCAATCCTCTAATGTTTCATCGCCCTTTTGATGTCCGCCGGGGATACACCAAGTGCCGGGATAATCTCCTCCGCCCATGCCGCGTCGGATAAGCAATACTTCTTCATCTTTGGTGATAAACATGATGCCGGCGGCGCGTCCATTGGGGCCGCCCATGTTATCTTCAGGTTTTACTTCTTTTGGTGGCTCTGGAACTAAATCGGCGTTCTGTTCAATCGATTCTGCGTCAGGTACGCAATTAGGTACCTTTTTGCCATCTTTTTCTTTCATGCCGATTTGCTTGTAGCCTTCCCAACAAGGGTCAGTATCAGCTTTATCTTCCGTGCCAAAACGCGGTACGATCGCGTCGTTTTTCATTTCTTTGATTTGTTGAGCTACTTGATACAGCTTTTCGCCGATATCTTTAATTTGTAGCTTTTGAAGTTCTTTGCTGAGTTCACCTTTACGCACTACGATATTGCTTTCATCGGGCGTAGATAAAACGGTTGGCTCTTCGGGTATAGCATCGCCTTTAATTGCGGCGGCTTCCATTTCTTTTAAAAGTAATTCGTCAAGCCATTCCAGATCGTTGTCATCTTTATGTTTGATAAATTTTTCGCCCACTGATTTCGGAATACCAATATTAGAGTGGCCCGCAGCCGCAGCGTACATCGCTTTTCTCTGTTCTTCCGATTGAAATGGCATAGGTTAAAACCCTAGTAAATTTTCTTGGATTGTAACGCTTCTTGACCTTTTTGGGTAATCATTTCATCGGGTAATTCACTTACCCGATAAAGATAATAGTACCTGCACCGGCAAAAAACCGCTTCGCCGGGTGCTACCACATTGTCAGTATATCCATTTTTTGGTTTTACGTAACCTTCTTTTTGCGCCCAGCTATCTTTTATCAAATAGATGTTTTCGTCTAGCTCTTTATGATCTTCACGATAATTGTAGTTCGCTTGACGCCAATTGCTATGCCATTGCGCTGCAATAGCCCCGTTTTCAAGGGCTACGACTTCTTTGATGTTATTTATCAGCTTGTGAGTCTGGTCGATAATGACGCGGCGCTCTTTAAACGGAAGCAAGCCTAAATCCTTTTTAATCTGCTTTTTTTCTTCGCGTCGATCAACTACCTTGCTTCCGCCCGGGGGTATCGATGTAGCCCAGCCTGCAAACCGCCTTAGCGTATTGCTGATTGACTCTTCGCGGTTTAGCTTAATCAGGTTAGCCGACGCCATAATGCGACGGTCTAATTCTTGCCTTAATTTGGGGGTTAAACGATCCACAGTGAAGCGCGAGACATCTTTACTGACCAATCCACCTCTAGTTACAAGGCGGTCATAGGCGCCTTTTAAAGACTTCTCTAGCTCACGGCGTAATTGATCTTCTGACACCAAAGATTTAACTGCGGCTTGGCGTAATTCTTTAATCCAATAATCGAGGCGTTCTTGATTATCGAATCCAAAACGAATGAACTCGTTCACCGCTTCGGTCAAGACTTCTTGAAAAGTCACGTTTAATCCTTAGAAGGAGGCTCAGTTGGTGCCGTTAGCGGAGTAGGCGGCTCGTAATCCATAATTTCTTCAATATCCAACTGCATAGATGACTTGAACATTTCGGGCATTTCGGACAAGTTGTCTTGTGCCCATTGGATCGCTCGGGCGCGGTTCTCAGGGTTTACCACAGGTAGCAATGTGCGAAGAATCTCGGTGATGCCTTTAAGTTTTACTTCTTCAGTTTTTACTTTTTCGCTTGGAGTTTCTTCAATCAAATTTTCCCAAGTTGGACGGAACGCATTTTTCCACTTGTAGAACGCATTTTCGTAGGTCATTCCGCCATATACATCTGGGTATTCGTTTTGAACGGCTTCAAAAAACTCTTTATTCCACGCGCGGTGCATGACGATTTTGTCGAAAAACTCAAACAATGTCCGCATATCGTTGCGTAAACCGGTCACATACTGAGCGATGGCTTTGGAATCTTCGGTACCTTCTGCAAACGCGTTGGTAAATGCCTCATCTTTAAGCAAAATAGCTGGTGTTTCGGTAGCCGCCGCAATGTTAGCGATGATGTTGTCGCGCGCGGTGGTCATTGCGGTGTCAGTGTTGTTCAAATCGATTGCTTCGATATCTTCATCGATGTCGATTGACAGCACGTTGCCAGTAGTACCTTGCTGCAACATACTACGCTTAATGCCCGCAGCCATTTGCATGACGTTGTTAACGATTGAGCCTGACTGCTTTTGCTTAACAACTAACAGACCTGCTTTAAAGGTGACGAGGTCGTCTGTCACCATCGATTGAACGAATGACTTGAGAGGGTAGAGCGCGCGTTGGAACACGCTGCGACCCGTAAAGCCGAAAGCTGACGGCTGAAAGCTTAAATAGATCGGCGTATTGTTGTACACAATCTTGCTACGGCTTGGGTGATATGGTTGACCGGCTGCGGTAATGTATTCCAAAGGCTGCTGAAAGTCAGGAGCGTTCGGATTTTGATTGGTAACTGTCGATCCTGCAAGGTTTAGTGGATCAAGTTTGTTGAAATAGATGCCTTCTAAATAGGGCAATTTCCACGGGTCGATTTCGACGTTTGTTGGAACAGGCTTACCGTCTAATTTTCCGCCATAAACTACCGCAGACACACCATACACACGCTTTAAAAACGTAACGTCGCGAATGATGTTAGTAGCATCGAGGCGATCCCACTCTTCTTGAAACGCTCTAATCAGCATCTCTTTTGGCTGCATGTCCATTGCCAAAATGCGTGGTTTTGATAGCGCGATAACGATCGGCTTTTCGATAATCTTAGCCGCGAGGGGGTGAAATTCAAAGATGGCTTTACAGGTCTGGTATCCCGCAGGGCTTCCCGGTTCGATCGCTTCCGTTTGCAGGAAGTCCATCAACGGAGAAGGTAGTTCGGTATTCGATATACTGACAGTAGCCATGAATTATTTCCTAGTGATCCGGATAGTGCCGGTTTCCTTTTTTGCCATTTAACTCTGCATCTAGCAATTGTAAATTAGCCCAACAATGGAGTCCACACACATTTTTACCCAGTAAGGGTATCACATGATCGACTACAAATCCCCATTCTTTTGCTTTTTTATAGACTAAATCCACTTTTTCTTTTTCAAACCACGGCGGAATGGCTTGTAGCTTGCGCGCCCGGCGCTGGTTTGTGTAGTGCCTGCTTTTGTGAGCATTAAGCTTTTTCCATTTAGCTATCAGCTTATTTTGTTTTTCTTTATTGGCTTGACGCCATTTTCTTTGTGCTTCTAGCTTTTTAGCATGGTGTTTGGTGGCGTACGTTTTAGCGTACGCTTTGGAACGTTCTTTTAGCGTGGTGCTTTCTTTACGAATCTTGTCTTGGATTACTTTGCAACACGTTTTGCATTGCGAATACCTACCAAGTCTTGCGCCTTTTTTGCGG